GCAGTCACTTGGCGATGAGCCATTGACACCAGAGCTAATCGAACAAGGATTGAAGGCTCCTGGGGGACTAGAGTGGTACGACAAGAATAAAGACAAGATCAACGCTTCCTTGGAGGCAACTGCTCAGCCAACCTGGTAGGTAAGACCAACACCTCAACCAAATAGATTACTTAATAAAAGTAATACCTTGAAAGGAGGTGAACAAAATTGGCAAACATTACTACGACCACGGCGGCAGTCTTTCTGCCCACCCTCTGGTCTACTGAAACCCTTCGTGCTACTGAGGCCGCCCTTGTGGCTGCCGGTCTAGTTAAGCGGTATGACGCTTTGGTTAAAGCTCGCGGTCAGGCCATCAAGATTCCTAATATCAGTAACTTATCTGTTACTGCTAAAACGGCTAACTCTGATGTTACGACCCAGGCTATTACCGAAAGTACCATCACCCTTAACGTCGACAAGTGGTATGAGAGCTCGTTTGAGGTTGAAGATATGGTCGCTGTTCAAAGCAACTACGATCTTCGTTCTGAGTACTCGGAAAAGGCAGGCTACGCAATTGCGAAGCAGGTCGATACCGATGTCCTTGGCCTCTACACTGGCTTGACAACCACTGACGTGGGCACGTACGGAGTTGACGCTGGTGACGCTACCTATGTTTCTGCCCTTTTGGCTATTAACGTAGAAAACGTCCCGATGGAGAACCGTGCATTTATTATTCACCCGAATCAGTTGGCTGCTATCATGAAGATCGACAAATTCGTGAAGGCTGACTACTTGGGTCAATATGACATGCCGACTCCCGTCAAGAAAGGACCTTCGTCTCGTTACTTGTGGGGCGATGTTTACGGTACTCCCGTATACTGGACCACTCAGGTTCCTACGACCGCTGGTACTCCTACTCAATACCACAACCTTCTTATCCACAAAGACGCCTTCGCCTTAGCGCTTCAGCAAGCACCCCGCTTGCAAGCTGCCTACTGGCTTCCGTCTCTGGCTTGGAAAGTTGTCGTTGACGCGATTTATGGTGTTGTGGCTTTAAGGCCCACATTTGGAGTAGAAATTCGGAGTTAGGCACAAAAACCAAACTTTTGATGGATACACCAAGCGAATTATCCCGCGTAACTGCGGGATTTTTCGTATGTTATACTATCCTTGTACCTTAACCAGACAGAGTAGAAATCTTAAAGGCAAAACGTCATCGGTAGCATTCCCGAACTTCCGTTACCCTATGAAATGCTTGATACTTAATTAAGGAACGTTGGGTCGTATTAAAGATGATTCCTCTATTCTCTCGACAGACCTGAATGGGGGGTAAGACTAAAACGGTTGACGTCTCTGTCTGGATCTGGTACAAATAGTTTGTTCTAATCAAACTGGAGGAGGGGACTTGCATCCGTTCGGCAATTGGACCGCTACTAACCCAGCGGTCTTTTTGTTATACTATAAGCCAATGGGTTTTACCGCAATAGTCATACCGACCAGGGGTTTTGTGTTTTCTAAAGTTTTAGAAGCAGTGGAACGAGAACGCCAAGGTAAAGATACTCGTCTTTACGTCTCCTGTGATCTGCCCATCCCCGATAGCCACAACGAACTCACCAGGAAAGCACTACTTGACGGGGCGGAATATTTGTGGATAATTGAAGAGGATACAGTACCGCCGCCTGGGTCGTTCGAGTCCATAGCTGCCCACGGGGATGTTGCTTGTTTAGATTACGGCGTCTCGGGTTGGTCCTGTATCACTAAAAATCCTCAAGGTGAAATTCTCTGGTGTGGACTTGGATGCACAATGGTGCACAGACGTGTGTTTGAGGCACTGGAATACCCCTATTTCCGAACGGACAAGACTTTACGACTAAATGACTGGAAATGGATAGATAACCCCAAGAAGGGGGTCTACGGTGGTTTAGATATATGGTTCTGTTGCAAAGCCCGAGAGAAAGGGTTTAAAATTGTACAGGTAGAAGGAGAATGTGAACATCTCCAGTTGGACTCCCTCGGACAGAGAGAAATAAACTATGGGTTGCATAAAATCTCCCGAAAGCCTAAAATTAGCAAGATACAAACTATAACCGAAATCATAAAATGATAGACAATATGAGACTGGGGCTAATTGGGGAGCTGAGGGTAATGATAGAGCTGCTTCGTCGTGGCCACAATCCAGCAAAATCTTATCTCGACAGTGGAGTCGATTTGGTTATAGATAACGGTATCAAGATACAGGTCAAAAGTGTTGGTTCTCCTGGTCGAGACGGTTGTTTTCGGTGTAATCTTCGGCGTGGGAACGAAAAAAAACCAAACAACTACATTGATTTGGTCGATTTTATTATTGTTTGGGTGGATGAAACCGATGACTTTTACATAATTCCATCCGACAGGGCGAGCGGGACCAGCCTAACCTTATCGTCTTTTTCAGATGGTTCTGGCAGCAAATACTATGCTTTCAAAAATTATTGGAAGTTATTGGAAAGGGGGTGACTATAATTTAATGCAATTTACCTATTTAGCAAGTGATAACAGTGCCGGTGCTGCTCAGGTTCTGGGAGTTGCCGATCAAGATATTTTCGTCAAGAAAGTCATTTTTGGTATTCCCGCCGATGGCAAGATTCTGAAACTTTATAACAAGAGAGTGGCTTATGGTCATGCCTCTGGTATGGGTAGTACAGATTCCGACAGTGTTGCCATTAAGATTACACAACCGACTGCCGCTGCTGGCAAAGATTGGATGCGCGAGGTTGATTTTGCCCTTGGTGGTTCTGAGGGGCTCAGGCTCGACGGTGGATCTTTCCACACTGATGCTTCTGACGTTACCGTCCTTTGGGAGGTCGCCGACAGATCTGCGGAGTAAAACTATTGTTTTCTTATTTCACCCCCACCTGTCCTGGGGGTGGAACTAATTAAATAATAATTAAAAGGAGGTGAAGCAAAAATATGGCTAATTATCAGGCGGTAGAAACACAAGTCTTGTCTGTTTCGTCTTCAAATACAAGTCATTTAACCTTTGAGGATGGTGTCCAACAGTTTTATATTTCCTGTGACGTCGATTGTTTTGTTGATTTTGACCAACCAGCAGACGCAGGATCGTTATTGTTCCAGGCGGACCAGTCGCCAGTTCGTATTGATCTCCGTGGAGGAAATACAAAAAAGGTTTATGCAATTACCGGTGGCGGAACTGGGAATCTGTATGTTATGGGTGTTAGGAACTAAAAAATATGAGCAAGACGCTCGCAGATATTCGGACAGGTGTACGTATATATTTGGATGAATCAAGTCCTCAGGATTTTTTGGAGCCTCAGCTGACTAAATTCATAAACTATGCCTACCAAGACGTAGCCTCTGAGATAATGGAGGTTTTCGAGCAGTACTATATGACCACAACCGCTATTAGTGCTGATATGGTGGCAGACACCCAAGAGTATACTCTGGATTCTTCCATCATTAAAACCCTGCGGGTAGAGTTAAACTATGATACTGCCACCTCTACGTCCAAACCGCTCAGAGCCAAGGCTATCCGCCTGGATGAGTTACCAAGGTATCTGGGAGATACCAATGTGGGGGGATCTGCCCTGCTTAACTGTGCCTATTACGTCATTGGTAATCAATCGGCCCAGAAGATTGGTTTAATCCCTGTTCCCAAAATAAGTAGCACTGCTGGCATCAAGATTTGGGGCATCCAGGCGCCTTCAGACCTATCTTCTGAGTCTGACGCTGTTTTGATCCCTTATCCAGACAGATTTGCCTATTTAATAGAATTGAAAGCGGCGGCTGATCTACTCAGGAAGGGTCAACAGGAGGAGGGTCCTGCCAAGCAGTATATGTCTGAGTATCTTCTTGGTATTTCCAGGATGAAAACGTTCATTAGGGAGAGGCAGACCGATGGTCCGGTAATGATCCAAGATGCTTTGATGGAGGATGTCGCGTTCGATTTCCCTTTATAGCTTGATACATCAATGCAAAACCTCACCCCACTCACAGAGGCCCGCTTCATAGGAATGTGTGATCGGTACCCCTCTCATCTTATTCCCAATGGTCTTTTTCAATACGCTGATAATATTGTTATTGAAAACAATGCGATTTCCAAGAGGGCAGGGACAACTACAACGGCCACTGCGATTACCACCCAGGATATTCTAGGCGCTACCACCTACGAACCAGCTGGAGGAACCAAATACCATATTGTAACCATCAATGGTGCCTCTAATGCCAGAAATTACAGTTGGAGTGGTTCGGGAACGTTTTCGGCCCTAGGATCGGCCGACTTGACCAAGGATGAACCAATGAATTTTGTCCAGGCTGCGAATGTTCTCTTTGGTTTTAATGGTTTTGAAACAGTTTCTGTGAATTCTGCGCTGACTAGAACTCTAAATCCGGCCACCGTCCCATTGGGTAAGTTTGGGGTGTGGTTTCACAACTATTTGTTTGTTGCTGGAACCGCAGCCAATCCAAACCGTTTATTTTGGTCAAATTTAGGCACGCCAGCAACCTTTTCTGGAACTGACTTTGTGGACATAAATGCCAACGATGGGGACAAAATTACTGGGTTAGCAGTATTTAATGATGAGCTATATGTGTTCAAAAATAACACAATTTGGTCTATTTCTGGATTTTCTGGAACTACTTTTACTGCTACAGGAAGTGCACAAAGTATTACGCTGCAGCCCGGAGAGTTTCATTTGTATCTTAACAGGAATGTG